CCAGTAAACCAACTAAGGATGATTGAAGATGCTCTCGTTATCTATCGTATTTCACGGGCACCAGAACGTAGAATTTTTTACATTGATGTTGGTAACTTACCTAAGATAAAAGCAGAACAATACTTAAAAGATGTTATGAATCGTTATCGTAACAAACTGGTATATGACGCATCTACAGGTGAGATTCGGGATGACCGAAATCATATGTCAATGCTTGAAGATTTCTGGTTACCACGAAGAGAAGGTGGTAGAGGAACAGAAATTACCACACTCCCTGGCGGACAAAACTTGGGAGAAATAGAAGATATCATATATTTTCAGAGAAAATTATATCGTTCTCTTAACGTGCCAGTTTCACGTTTAGAACCAGAACAGGGGTTTTCTTTAGGTAGAGCAACAGAGATTACAAGGGATGAACTTAAATTTACTAAGTTTGTTCAACGTATTCGTAAGAAGTTTGTTCCACTATTTACAGATATTCTTAAAACCCAACTCTTGTTAAAGGGTATCATTACTCCACAAGATTGGGAAAAAATGAAGGAACATATTCAGTATGATTTCCTTCAAGATGGTCACTTCACAGAACTAAAAGAGACAGAACTTTTTAGAGAACGTATTGAGATACTAGGAAGCATGGAACCATACATGGGTACATTCTTCAGTAAAGATTATGTTTGGAAGAAGGTATTAAGATTTAACGATGATGAAAAAGAAGAGATGCTAGATCAGTTGAAGTCAGAAAGTGAAGAAGGTGCTGACGATGGTGGATTTGACATGAATGGTTCCGATGGTATTACCAGACAAGGTAATGGTAATGGATATGAAGATGAACCACCAGAGGATGAACCAGAAGACCCAGAAGGAATGGAAGAACCACCAGAGGATGATCAAGAAATAGACGCAGAATTCATAAAGCGAAAGAAAAAAGGAGCTAGAAAATGAGTAAGGAATTCGTAGACGCAATTAGTAAAGGCGATAATGTAACAGCACAGGACGCTTTTAAGACCGCAATGATGCAAAAGGTTGGTGATAAACTCGAAAATGAAAGAGAAGCAGTCGCACAAACCTTTGTTTCATCTAGACAAAATTTAACACCAGAGGAAGAGAACGTACTCGCAAAAGATGCTGAGGAAAGAGAAAATGAAGAAGATTGAGGAAATCTATGAATCTACGGTTGTAGAGAGGGATGAACACCGCAAAAGTAAGGCGTATAAGAAATTATCACCCAAAATGCGGAAAGCAGTTGATGAAATATTCAAAAAAATGGATGCTAAACCTTCAGATTTCCTAAATACTTTTGAAAAAACTATACAAGAAGTATCAAAAAAATTCGGAGTTACAAGTAAACAACTCATGAGTTATTTTGAGAAAGAGATGTTAACACTTTAGGAGTTTAATAATGGCCGTTGTATTACAAGAAATCGTAGATAGTGACTTTGAATACTTTGTAAAGATAACGACTACTGGTACTAACAGTGGAAGTAGTGTATATGATGCATCTGGTGCTGCTGGTGCTGCAACCGATCCTCGTACAACAATTACTGGTGTTGCGTGGTCAGTTGCTTCACAAACTGATATTTTGTGGGATGCAACGTCAAATGTTGTTGCATTATCTTTAAATGGCAGTGGAAAGGTCGGATTTGGTGATGGTGTACCATCTATCCCTAATAATGGGGGTAGTGGTGTAACAGGTGACGTACTATTAACAAATAGTTCTGCTTCAGTAGGTACTATTTGGTTGAAAATGAAAAAAGTATCTGGATACGATAACATCACATAGGAATTGGACACATGAAATTAATCGCAGAAGAATTAACAGATGTAGAATTTATCACGGAAGCTAAGGAAGATGGTAAAAAGTCCTATAAAATTCGTGGTATTTTTATGCAATCTGATATAAAGAACCGAAATGGAAGAGTTTATCCAAATCAGGTATTGGCAAAGGAAGTCGCCAAGTATAATCAGAACTTTATTATGAAAAATCGTGCATTTGGTGAATTAGGACATCCAGACGGCCCAACGGTCAATCTGGACAGAGTTTCACACAAAATCACCAGTCTTGCACCAGATGGGAAGAACTTTATTGGGGAAGCCAAAATAATGGACACTCCGAAGGGTAAAATCGTTAAAACATTAATGGATGAGGAGTGCATATTAGGCGTTTCTTCTAGAGGAATGGGAAGTTTGGAACAAAGAAACGGCGCTAATTACGTAAAAGACGATTTTTATCTTGCAACTGCTGGAGATATAGTTGCAGACCCTTCCGCCCCTAATGCTTTCGTAGAAGGTGTTATGGAAGGAAAAGAATGGGTTTGGGACAATGGAGCATTACTTGAATCAGAAGTTGCAGAACTCAAACAGAAATTTGACGTTAAGAAGCGTCAAAGAAATGCGAATCTCGAAGCACTTGAGTTCGCAAAATTCCTCAAAAGATTGTAATTTATAAATAAATATTACAAAGAATAGATAAAGGAGACATCCTATGTCAGATGAACTAGATAAGTCAATTGAGGAGCTGGAAGCGGAAGTTCTTGCCGAGCTCGAGGAAGCGAATAGCGAACTTGACGAAGCAAAAACTAAACAACCCAATGATTCTGGGATGAAATCGCAACCTGCTGATTCAGTTGATGGAGAAAAACAAGATATGGGGCCTGCCGTAGTAAGTCCAGACGCAAAGACTGACCCCGGCAAAGAGGCTTCAAAGAAAGCAAAAGAAGTATCAGGAGATGCCCAACAGAAGGGTGAAAAACCTGCTGAGAAAATGAAAAAACTCGCCGCTGGTGATGAAGTAGATCACGATGGCGATGACCTTGCCGAAACACCAAAGACTAAAGCAGACCATCTTGAAATGTTTGGAAAGATGAGAGCATCCGAAGTTAAGGAAATGCTTGCCGCTTATCAATCAAGTCTTAATGAAAAGGCAAAAGCAAAGGATGACGAAGAAGAAGAAGATGAAGACGAAGATCAAGAAGCAGTAGAAAACGCTAAGAAAGAAGCTGTTGAACTTCGTATTAGAGAGATTGACGTTTCAGAAGACGTTAGTGCTCTTGTTTCTGATGAAGATTCTTTGTCTGAAGAATTTAAAGAGAAAGCAACCACGATCTTTGAAGCTGCGGTTAAGTCGAGAGTACGTTCTGAAGTAGAACGAATTGTTGATGAAGTTACAGAAGATAAAATGGTCGAAATGGAGACTTTCAAAGACGAATTGACAGAAAAAGTAGATACTTATCTCAACTATGTTGTAGATGAGTGGAGTAAAGAAAACGAACTTGCCATTGAGAGAGGTCTTAAAGGCGAGATTGCAGAAGACTTTATTTCTGGTCTACAGCAACTGTTCCAAGATCACTACATTGATGTTCCAGACGAGAAGTATGACGTTCTGGAAGCTCAAAGTGAAAAGATTTCCGAACTAGAAGACAGACTTAACGAAGAAATTCAGAAGAATGTCGAAGTTAAAGAGGCAAACTCTGGACTAGTAAGGGAACAGGTTATTTCCGAGGTTTCTGAGGATTTGGCCGACACTGAAGTTGAAAAGTTTAAAACATTGACACAAGACATTGATTTTTCTGATGAAGATACTTTCAAGGAAAAATTGAATACAATTAAGGAAAATTATTTCCCTAAAGTTAAAGTTGAAGACAATGTTTCAGATGATGAAACTGATGGCTCCGCACAGGACATTGTGACGAGTGGTAGTATGGAAAAATACATGACTGCTATTTCTCGAAACAAGGCACGTGCTAGTTAATAATTTTATAAATAGATGTAATAATTCTAAGTAAAGGAGAAACGAAAATGTTTCAAACAGAACATCTACAGGAAAAGTGGCAGCCAGTCCTAGAACACCCCGATCTACCTAAGATTGAGGATTCTTATAAGCGAGCTGTAACCACTCTTATCCTCGAAAACCAAGAAGCTGCTCTGAAAGAAGATTCTAATTTTCTTACAGAAACAGCACCAGTTAACGCAATGTCTGGTGGACAAATGGATACATGGGATCCAATTTTGATCTCCCTCGTTCGCCGTGCAATGCCTAACCTCATTGCATATGACGTTTGCGGTGTGCAACCAATGACAGGGCCTACTGGTCTTATCTTTGCAATGCGCTCCTCGTTTACATCTCAGGATGGTGCAGAAGCCCTTATGGACGAAGCAATGCCTGACATTTCCAACCAAAACGCTGCTGGTACTATCGGTGGTGGTGACGTTGGTGCAACGGAAACCAACCCTGCTGTTCTTAACGACAGTCCTTCTGCTGGAACATACGTTTCTGCAACAGGTATGACTACTGCTCACGCAGAAGCATTGGGTGACTCTGCTGCAAACGCTTTCGCTCAGATGGCGTTCTCAATCGAAAAATCAACGGTTACTGCGGTTTCTCGTGCTCTAAAGGCTGAGTACACGATGGAACTTGCTCAGGACTTGAAGGCGATTCATGGTCTTGACGCAGAGACAGAACTTGCTAATATTCTTAGTTCTGAAATCCTCGCAGAAATCAACCGTGAAGTTGTTCGTTCCTTGTACGTGACTGCTGTAAAAGGTGCTCAGGTCAATACGACAACTGCTGGTATTTTCGATCTTGACACAGACTCTAATGGTCGTTGGTCGGTTGAAAAATTCAAAGGTCTTATGTTCGCTATTGAACGTGATGCCAATGCGATTGGTCAACAGACACGTAGAGGGAAAGGTAACATGCTGATTGTTTCTGCTGATGTTGCTTCTGCTCTACAGATGGCTGGTGTACTTGATTATACTCCTGCCCTCAACAACAATCTTAATGTTGATGACACCTCTACTACATTTGCTGGTGTTATGAACGGACGTTTCAAGGTTTATGTTGATCCTTATTCTGCAAACGTAGCTGCTTCTCAGTACTATGTCTGTGGTTATAAAGGAACTTCACCTTATGACGCTGGATTCTTCTACTGCCCATATGTGCCTCTACAGATGGTACGTGCGGTTGGTGAGAGTTCTTTCCAACCTAAGATTGGTTTCAAGACACGTTACGGAATGGCTGCAAACCCATTTGCTGCTGCTGGTGCAGTTGCTGCTGGTGACACAGTTAACTCTGACGCATCTCTTGATGCAAATACCAATGCATGGTATCGTAGGGTTAAAGTTACTAACCTTATGTAATAATAAGAAGAACTACGAGTAACAAACTTGGGGGGTGCTTCGGCACCCCCT